TTCTGGGCTAAACCAAACTCGAGACCGGCTTCAGTGAGGAATTCCTCATTGATACCGTCAACTCGTCTCTGACCATAGCCTTCAGCGTGCTGTTTCTGGTTGCTCTCACCATAGAACGTGGTATCGTCAATGTAACGATAGGTAAGTTCTTTAGGCTCAAGCACTACCCCCATGTTACGAGTTGTAGCATCATAACTGAATAAGGGATGAGTTTTCATATTCACTACTCCAAAAGGAGTAATCCACTGCCTGATTTCCATGCCATAGGTTTTGGCGGCAGGAGCTAACTGGATACTGTTTCCGAGTGCATTAGCTGAAGCCAAGGCATCAATACCCAGCAAGAAGCCAGAACCACAAAGGATTAACTTCTCACTTGCACCATAGCGGAAAATCCGCTCGAGCATATTCTTTATCCAAGTCATTCCACCACCGGCTGCAGTCCAGGCTATTCCAGCATAAGTGGGATTGAGTGTATAGTCGTCACAGTTAGCAGCAGCATACTGACGGATAAAGTTGATAGCGCCCATAGTGGTTCTCTCAGGCTTACCATTATCACCTACATTTTCAGTTCTGATGCCCCAGAGGAATGCAAGTTCCATTTCCCAAGAATGCATTTCCAAAGCCTCAGCCTTTGCCTTCTGACGCTGTTCAGGAGTGCGAAGTTTTGTTTTCAACGCAGTCCGTGTCAGAGACAGAGGAGTTCTGAAAATCTGTGTATAGTTGTAGACCTTCGAAGGATTAAGAGCGATAGCATCCGGCATCTCACCACCCTCAGGATTAATGTTACCAATAATCTTGAAAGTGTCGCAGTTTTGAAGATCATTGTCAGCTGAATTATCATCAGCCTCCAATAACTTAACTGCCAGAACAGATACTGTCGTTCCACGAGTTACACCAGTTACCTTACCAACTACATCGACTCTGTAGTCGGAAGCATCACGAAGAAGAATCTGGTGACCTTCTCTAATGCGATTGGCAAGAGTTGTGGTAATTCTAATATATATTACATCGCCAGCTACTCCACCTCCGGCGTAGGCAGCAGACAAGTCAGGCAATGTAAATACTCCAGTAACAGCTCCACCAACAGCACTCTGTTCCTGAGTCCACCAATGAAACTGCGGGTCGTTCACAGGTTCAGAACCCATCATTGACAAGATGGCTGTCAAAGGAGCTTGTCCATTAGGATACAGATATAATATCTGCTCCCTCCAATTCATAGGGCGTTGTCCAGTTACCCAATCGCCAGTACCTCTCATTCCAAGAAACATATTTACCTCCGTAAGATTCTAAGTTATTTTATTTGGTTATATCTATTTATAGTCATAGTCGTAGCCACTATCGCAGGTAGATAAAATCTGGGCTAGCTGAAACCACTTCAAACCGTCGCTATAAAGAAGCAGACCATCACACTTTCCAGTGAGAACAATATCAATCCAGCACTCACTGTCATCCTTGTGAGTAATGGTGATAGTGTTTGTGACACTAGCTTTCCTTGCAACGATTGAATAGAATCGACCTTTTGCTTCAGCGACTGAAGGAAGTACTATTATCATAGGAGCAGTAACTGCACTAGGCCGGACTACGTAATCACGAGTAGACATTTCAATTGACGCAGCTGGATCAATGAATTTGTCGACTACTTCTTTATCATGTTGAGCACCTCTATCTTCAAGAGACATATTTTTTACCTCCCTAAGGATTTGTTCATTTCTGAGATTTCACTCTCCAGAGATGAAAGGTTCTTTTTTTGTGAAAGACTCTGGCGTTGAGTGTTTCTAGGCCCATGAAGCTTAGGAGCCTTACTCCTGTCCTCATTGTCTTTCTGCTTCGTCGCCACCTGTCTTTTTAGCCCGAGCCTCTTCCTTGCTTCAGGTGCAACAAGGTTCATGAGCTCATTATAATTTCTATCTGGGTTGTTAGCCGCTACATCATCAAAGACTGCAGCCACAACCTTTTTAAAAGGAACAAGATCTTCATTCTCCTTATAGAATTTATCACTCGTCTCTTTCATTGATATAATAGAAGTTAAATTCTGCCTTACAATATCAGGAATAGACGAGAATAATTTCTCAGTGAATAATTTATTAGAATCGCTTACTCCTTTTGCATACACTGAATTAAGCAGTTTATTAAAAGCTTTCTTATTCTCAATTAATTCTTCCAAATCCACATCACCAATGAAGTCCTGCTCTTCAATTTTAACTGGTTCATTTCTCTCTTTAGCTTCTTTCTCAGCTTTAACACGAGCTTCTTCCTCAGCTCTCTTTCTTTCCTCTCTTTCGACGTTTATTTTGTCTAGGACTTCTCTCTCTTTCTTTTCTATATCAGCTTTTATCTGTTCATCTTCTTCTGTTTCCTCTTCCTCTTCCTTTTCTTCCCTGGCAGACTCTTTAGTTTTGTCCTCAGGATTTTCTTCTTCCTCTTTTTCTTTTTTCTCTTCTTCCCTTGTTTTATCTTCTTCTTTCGTCTTTTCCTTTTCGTTTTCCTCTTCAGCTTTATTAGAAGACGAACCATCTAACGCGTTGAGCATATCTTCAATCTCAGTGTTTATGGTTTCTTCTTTTTCCACTTCTTTTTCCAATTCTTTCTCCATGATACTTTTCTCCTTATTTTAGTTTGTTTGATTATTAAACGATCTTATTTACCTTCTCTCCTCTTTAACTTTTTCCTTATTCCTTAAAATACTCAAGAACACATCAGGAAGATTAAGGAAATAGTCCACAGCTTTTTGTCTACCATTTAAATCTCCCATATGTAGCAAGACAGATGCTGTTGAGGGATTACTCCCTTCTGCATTATCAACTATAGACTGCATCTCTCCATTGAAACCTTCTTTCCATATCTTAAGCTCTTCAACAATATCAGCCCAAAGAATGGAATCCTTAAATTCTTCAATAGCTTCTTTACTTGCTCTAATTTTAATATCTTCCATTATCAAGCCTCCACAGGTACCAGGTTTCCAGCCTGAACCTGCTGTTCAACCTGCTCGTCAGGCATTGTAGCTGGCTGAATATTATTCACATTACGCTTAAAATCTTCAGCGTTTTTAGCGCCAAGCTGTTGGGCGATATAAGTGAAAATCCTTACTATATCAAAGGTCTGTCTAAGCTCTTGATCTGTTCCGATAGTTTTAAATAAATCTATCCAAATCTGAGAGAAGTTTCCGCCAGGGATTGAACCATCTCTTATTATCAAATCATAATTAATTGCCAGATCTGAAGGACTTACTCTTCCTCTCGTCTTGCCACCAGTGAAGTTTTTCATCAGTTGTTCAGTATATCTGCCAACTATATTTACATAAGTATCCTGAGTCATATACTGTTGAGTATGAACAGCAAATTGGGTTCCTATATCCTGCATAAACTGCATACCAATAATCATGGCCATTCGTTGCAATCTACTCATTGCAGAATTGCGTGTGCCACTGAATTCAACTCCAGTTAATCGCTCAGGACCTGATTGACGAAGAGCACCTTGCATAGACTGGTCTGCACCAGATATTCTATCCATCCACTGAGTGATATAAGCGGAATCAGATATATTTGTTCTTGTAATATCAGTGACTTGGAGTTGCTGCACTACTTTCTCAACACCTCTTCCCCAAGCCGGTCTTCTTAACCTGATCAGTTTTCCAGGCTGAGGGTCTCTCAAATCTTCAAAATTGACAAGGTAGGGGTCAACCACTAACATATCGTTTATAGCTTTTCTTACATTAGCTATATGACTGTTAAATAGAAAGTCTAATGTATGCTGTAAGCCGTATAACACTTCCATTCTTCCAATAGGTGTTATTGAATATCCATCATACTCAGGACTCGCCACAGCCATAGGATACTGTCCATGATTATGGTCTGCTTTTTCACAAGCTATAATCACATCATCTCCAGCCAACTCAAAGTACCATTTTTCAGGAACTTCACTCTTTGATAGCTTCCAATCCTTTGGAATAAGTGTAATATACATATGAATAATGTCTACTGGAGATACAGCACCTGATATAGCTCTATGTATATTAGCTGAACCGCCATAACTTGTCTGTCTATCACTTTCATCAAGAGCCAAGGCTGATTTCTTATTTCCTTTAGGCTTCAAATATTTTACGTTGAACAGTCCTGAGTCAGGTTGTTCTTCTCTACTCAACAGGTTCATGTAGTTATCTCTGTCAACCCAGCCTATGAATTCACCCTTCTGAATATTATCACTAGCCACAGAAGGGTCTGGCAACCACATATAGGGGTCTATAGATGACAGAGCATTACCTTCAAATAATAAGCCGTCAACAAAGTTGCCTATTCTCTCTGTAGAAGTGCCTAGTTCTGACTCAGTAATTATAAGTGATTTAGTCAGTTTCTTTCCATATAATCTACGCCACTCAGGTATACCAATGCCTACTCCATAGCTTAGTGAGTCACGTAGAATAGTATGTATAGCCAAAGGCACTTTATTCTTAATACAATGGAGTCTAATAATCAACTCCATCAGCATTGCACCTACAGTATCATCATCCTCAACACCTTCATACTGAAATATAGGATCTTGAAAAAAAGCCATTGATAAGTAAGTTAATAAAGCTTCAAGCATTGAATAACTATAAGGGAATACTATACTAACAGGCTTGGTAGCATCTTTGTTTTTTAGCTGTTGTTCCTTTTCCTTCAAAGGCATATAGATAGTCAGTGTTCTATCTATCTGTCTCCAAGAATCAAAACGCTTGGAGATTTCATCTCTCGCCACTCTGGCACGCTCCCATATTCTAGATCTGAGCTTTCTATGCAAAGCGCTATCAGGGCGTAAATCCAAACCAGAAGGGTACTTGTAATTAAGATCCTTCTTATAATATTCATCTCTCCAGCCTGCAGGTTCACCAGTAACTATATACGGCATAGTTAAGTCCTCTATCCTTTAGTCAGCAAATATATTAAAGATGCGAAAAAAGCTCCACTTACTCCGCAAAAAACTCTCCAGATCCATGTTATGGATTTTCTAGTTGTATTAACCATTTCGCAAAATCCTTCCGTTCTCCCGTCTCCAATCAGAATAGAATTCAGACGACTTATTGACATATGATTGGCAAAGGATATATCAACAAGAATATTTAATTTATCATCAGACGCCATAGTCTTTATTTTCTCTTTATTCAAGGCTACCTCAATCTCATGATTATTAGATGTGCTAGCCACTAGACATACCTCCAATTATCTATAGGTTTCTCATAAGTGAGTTCTTTATACTCAGCCTCAGCATCCTTAGTATCAAAATCCGGAGGACTGAAATATCTCTCTCCTAATTCCAACATCTCAATTAAATAAGCCTCAGCATCCATCAAATCCCAAAGAGCAGAACGAGGAAACATTAACAGTTGTTGTTCAAGCTTTCTTATTGAAGCACAAGAGGCATTGTGATAAATATATCCACCTCTGTAATAAGGAACAAGCTCTTTAATACGAAGATCTTTCTTCATTCCACCTCTGGCCTTAAGCCAGATTATTTCGTAGAAACGTCCACGTCTGAACATTTCATTTTTAATAGGCTGTTTAATAAACTCATTGAGAGATGTCTCTTCAATTCCCAGTACTTTTGCATTTAACATCTGAGCCATACCAAATAGACTTGCATAGATTTCATCAGGATACATTTTCTCAGAAATGACAGATCTGATAAAAATCTTTGCACTCTCAAGGTCAATTCCTATTCCTATAATAGCAGTCTCAGCCGAATGAATCTTTACAGTTTTAGCAGGGTCAAGAAGGATTACTGTTTCTATGTTAGGATTTTGTTGAACATCTACATCGAGCAAAGGCAAATCACCTTCGTTTAATATTTTTCCATAAGGTAAGTTGTAGTATTTGAAATATTCAGATCTGAATGCTGCATCTTTCGTTGAAACAGGAAGGTTTCTAAGCTCACGAAAGAACACATCAGTCTGTCCGGCAGCTACATGCTGTTCCCATTCCTTTTGTATAGCATCGTCAGAGATAAATTCTGGAGCAGTTGATTTAAAGTCATCATCACAGGCTTCAAGCCTAATAGAAGCCCACTCAGGTGAGTTTAATAATCTTTGCAAGATAGAATCTTCATGCTTTAAAGTATCAATATAGACAATTTTCCAACTACTTGCCAATTTACCTATACGCGGAACAGCCTTAAGCACATCAGCGTAGAGCCACTCATACTGCCTCCTACGATATTCATCATTGACTACTTGTTCAGGATCTTCAAGGTCATCTATTACAATTAAGCCTGGGCGGTCATTCTTAAACAAAACACCACGAACCTGCTGTCCAGCTCCACGAGGCCATACTAAGGTATTATAAGCAACCCAGGATTTCTTACTGAATACCTCATCAAACTCAATCCTGCTAGGATCTCGTTGTTTGAAGGAACCGAAAAACGCCCTTATTTCCTTATTGGTTACAAGCTCACGGCGAAGGTTTTCAGTCTGAAGTGAAGCGGCATCGTGACTTTTGTTAATGTAGACAATAAAATCCGTGTAATGAAATAGAATCCATCTAGCCATTAAGGCTAAGGCAACTATAGATGTCTTACCATAGCCACGAGGAGCTGCTATGGCGACTTTCTGGTCAGGACCATCTATCAAATCAAATATCTTTCCATGCACTTCTTCAGCAAAAGGCATATAGAAACGCTCTGGGAAGAAAGTTTGAGCAGTTACTCTAGTGCTGATAGCACATTGTTGAAGTATTATCTGTAATTCTGTGTCCATTATCTTATCCATTCATAGACTGTGCAAAATGCTCAGTATCTTGAACTTTTTGTCTCCATCCTCTTGCATCAACTTTTGGCTTAAAATGGTCTATAATTACTGTTTTTTCATTATTCTTTTCTAAATTATTTACAGACTCTCTTGTGTAAGAAAAACTGTCTAATTCATAGACTTGATTACTCCTATTACCACCATGAACTACCATAAAAGCATAGGAAGGTGGAATAGTATATACTACATCAAAGTGGTCTCCCATTCTTAAATGAACAGTTTCATAAACATCAGTGGTTATTTCATCTTTTTGTACAATAGCTATGAAGGGACTAGTACGGTTTTTTGTATGAGGAGCGTAGAATGAATAGACTCGACCATCAGGTGCCTGACCAAAGACTTGGTAATTAATAAGAAAACGTCTCTCACTCATTGTATTAGCCATAGACTTCATATGAGCTACCCAACCTGGAGTAACCCAATCATCTATATCTATACGAGCCATTATTGAAGTGCGAGGATAATCGAGAGATTTAATAATATCTTCAGGTGAGCCTTTATCAGTCTCTCTAGCCCAATTTTTCGATTTTTTAATAGAATCTTTCCACTGTGTTAAGTCGCCAGAGGTGTAAAGGAAGGTAATATTTAGACCTGACCAATCTAGATTTTTAATAGCTTTTGTAGCATTACAGTTTTCTGGACCTACAGCAAGATAAAGTTTAAATTCTTGGTCAGTCTGCGCCTTTAAACTATTAATAAAATTTCTTTGCATCATATCTAGATGCTTTTGATCTATAATTCCTACAGCATGAAGAGGTCCTATATCATTATAAATAGCCCTTGAGATAATAGATACTTCCATAGGTACTAATGGGTCAACTTTTATTTTGTTTCTAGGAAACCATATACAAGAAAATCCCCACTTAGATTCAAAAAGTTTACGTCCAACCTGTATTATATCATTATTGAGCTTACTCTTTTTATAATTTTCAGAGCGCATAGTTCTATCATTAAAAGCTATAAGATTC